AACCAGTCCGTCACAGCGGTGGCATACTCATCAGCTTGGCGCTTGTTAGTGTAGACTCGGCAAGCTGCTTTGTTTGCCAATCTTGGAAGATCGATCGTGAGGACATCACCGACTAAATATCCGACAAAAGTTCCGGTGACCCCTTCTTCAACTTTAAGCTCTTTGAAGTTGTGGATCTTCGTCACTTGTTGAGAGCGTATGAAACCATCATCACCTTTGAACCCTGCAACGAACGGCGCAGCTACGCTGTACGCACTCCCGACTCTTGCCATGTTGTCGATTGTGTTGTTGAGGTAGGTCATAGCCGTGCCGCTCTGAAACGCATCCAAGGTCCATAGTGTGTAGTCAAGTCCGCGCGCTGCCCAAGCACGTATAGTGCTAAAGAGGATGTCTATAACGTGCTCGGGAGTTCCGACGATGCGAAACAAGCGTTTGACCAGCTCGTGTACGGCTGCTGTTTTCGTCGTGTCCTGTTCGCTGATGTCCGTGCAGATCGTCTGGTAGCGGCCGGCTGGAAGAGCTCTTATGTCAGCATCGAGTCGCTTCTTGAAATCTTCGGTGCTGGTGCCGTTTGGTAGATGGACGCCAGGTCGGCGGCACCGAATGATTTCAAGTTCAAGGCATCTCACGTAAGCCATACATATGTGGTTGATCGTCTTTGGCGAGGCGGAGATCGGTTGGCCGCCTTTGAACTTGTAAGTGCCCGCTGGTGTCGCGTTACCTTGAAGCCAAGTCTCAACTTTAAGTCCGGCTTTATCTTGCTGTTTGTTAAAGCACGAGATAGTGCTGGTGGCAAACGAGGTTGATCCATACAAGCCTTCCTCCTGTCTAGTCGGGTTCTTCTTAGCCACGATGTTCTGGCAAGCCTCAGCTTCTGCTATAGCGAGCATTTCCGGTGTAATCTGGGCCAATTCTCGAATCTTGATGAACTGATTCAGTCCGTTAGTCAAACGTTGCACTTCAGGTTCAAACTGGTCTAGCGGTAGTTTAGAGCTGGCTGTGGCGTACCGGCTAATAGCAGCTTGGAGCGAGTGGTCAAGAGTATTCGTCTGCGCTCTTGATCGACACCGCGCAACGCTGATCACTTTCTTCTCGCCGCTGGCGAATGGATCCAAGATCGGTCGGTGGCGCATCTTGATTCTCAAACTCTTAGTCCCGAGGTTACCAAGATTGGTATACCCCGTCTCTCTTCTGAACTCGTATAGATCTGAGCTGGTGGGTGCGACCTTTTGCAAGACTTCGTCAACAGCTGTGACGCTAACAGCTTTGAGTGGCGGAATCAGCACGTCAACGGGAGCGGGGTCTTGGTCGAGTTCGTCGCTAGTCGGTAGGCCAGGTATAAATCTTTCGCCTGCAAGGTTGATGGAGCCATGGACTTGCATGTTGACCTGGGCTTCCTCAGGTATGCTATAGATCTTGCCTTCGCCTCCTCGAGTGTCTGGTCGTGAAGAAAAGGATCCCGTGTCAAAATCAACATCCTTGACAGCTACATGGCCGTACAAGCCTTGGTTGCTTCTGGAACCAATGCGCCACGACTTGTTGAGGCGTTTTCCAGAGACTGCATAACCTGTACACCCACATCTATCCGTGCAAGGGGCTTGGCGCTCGCAAGCAGTATTCGGCCGGCATGGACATATGTGTAGGGGACGAACATCCACGGCGGCGCGAGCAGCTGGAGCAGCCATGAAGATCAACAGGTACTTGGTGTGCCTAGTAATGGCTACATAGAGTTGCTGCGGTAAAGTGTGGATGGTGGTTGCGCAACTCGGACCTATGTAAATTCCAACCAGGCTAGCGCGATAGCCCTGCTGGGAATTGACAGTCGGGAAACCCGTGATCTGCTCGGCCTTTTTAGAGAAACAAATGATTCGACTCTCGGTATTATGCATTGTCTCTTTGGCGAAGATCTGCTTCATCTGGCTGGCTGTGCGACCGGACTGCTGCACGAACTTTACGGTGTTACATCTAAAGTTCGTGGTTTTGTAGCTGGCCTTCGTCGGCCATCGCTGGTGAATCCAGGCCATAACATCCAAGGGGACCGCGCGACTGATGGAGATGCGCGGTATTCGTGACAGGCAGGCAGTGGCCAGCGAATTCATGCGACTAGCTCTATTGCCAGCATAGTCGCTGACGTTGAAAGATGTTTGCTCGCTGTCACCGACGAGGAGAGCTCGTCTGCAATGGGTTAATATGTAACATAGCTCTATAATACCCATTTTATAACTCTCGTCGATGATTATGGCCTTCCCTTTAATGTGTGGAAGCGCCGCAGTGGTAGTCTTGGCAGGCACACACTCAACAGAATACTCCTCCTTCAACGCTGATGTGGGACAAACGACTAAGTCCCATCCACCTTTAGCAAATATACGCTTCATCAGGTGGGTTTTCCCGCAACCTGGTATGCCGTTAATAGCCGTCACTTTTCCTCGTATATAACGAGAAAGGAGACCGCCTTGTTGGGGTGGAGAAGATCTTAAAGACGCTTGTTCTGCCTGCAGGTGAGCTATAGCTGCTTGATTCACCTTCTGGTAAACTCCGGTGGCTCCAGCCTTAAGCGTTGTGAGTAGAATTTGCATTTCTTCGGAAGGGCTAAAAGCTCCGAAGTCAAGATCAGTAGGCTCAGGAGTGGTGTCCTCAACCACATACGGAATGCCTCGAAGCCCTTGCGCGTAATACAAATGTCCATGGTATGCGGCATGGGTGAGGGGGCGGCGCAATGTGACGAAGATTCTGCAGCCCAGAGTTTGCGAGTATTTGTAGAGCGGGTGCGCTGCCGCATTGTTAGTGTAAGCCCAAAGACGTACAGCTTGAGTTTCACTGACAGAAATGTCCCCGGTGGGTTGTTGCACCCATTCTTTGAGCACGTCGTCGGCGATGATATCGACATTTTCTCTCGGGGCGTGGAACGTACGAGACCAGTCACATTTTGGGAGTGTGGTAGGTCCATCTGGTTTGAACTTTGCATTCCACGCACCTTCGTCGAACACGGGGGGGCTTGTACATTCTGGGTCAACGGGGTCGTAGTCGAGGTCTTCCATTGGGGGCGCGGGCCCTGCTTCCGTCTGGTCGTTTGGCGGCTCCACGGCAGGTGCAGGAGATTGAAGTTCGATAGGCGGTGCCGTGACCGGCTCTGGCAACTCTACTGTTT